TGCTTTTTTGTCTAGTTCTCTTTGGCTTATTGTTTCTGCTAAGTTTGAGTGAAAGTCCATAACTGGTGTTTCAATCATGTCAGTAGTTGGATCTCCAATCAGCACATCATTGTCACCATAATTTTCTACTTGTAAATCGTCTGCTGGAGCACCTTCAGAAAAAGGTATTTGGTCTGGTGTTATCTCTATAGGTGACCTAGCCATATAATGTTATCCTCTTTTTGTTAACATCTTCATCCTCCTCGTAGTCAGTAGAATGAGTTACGAACCATCCTTTTCTCAGCCTCAACCATGCTTGTGTACAGGTATCAACTATGTCGTCATTGTCACCTGCAGGGAATGCAGCACATATGTCTATTAAATCTTTACTCCATTTTTTGTCAGAAGGAAAGTAAATTCTTCCGTCTTCTAATAAAGCAGATGCTGCATGAGCACGTGCTTCTTTGTCTCGATCAGGAGAATAAGGGATTACAGGGATTCCAGCCATGCGTAAATCTTGTAACAAACTTTGGCCAGAAGCTTTCTTTTCTATCAAAACTGCATCTGGTTCGTAGTCTTCGTAAGACTCTTGAGCAATGTTTCTCAGCTCTGGATAGGTGACTCTGTCATACCACATGTCAAGAACTATCGCATTGATCTGACCATTCATGCGGAACACTCCCCAAGTTGTCCGAGCAGAGTAAGATGTCTTTTCATTTGTTGAGAAAGCAGTGTCCCAAGATTGCAGCACATATTCAATGTCTGGCAAGTCAGGCTTTTCCCATGGCACCCACCATTCTGCTCTTAGAATACCACCACCTTTGGGCATTGGTCTTTGTTGCAGTTGACCTGCTGATGCGTATGTCCCCAACGACCTCTCAAGATTCGATAAAGTTTTTTCGTCAACCCTCTCTGGCCACAGCAGATCTCCCTCTTTTGTCCTTGGGTCTGTGAAGCCAAGTGATGATCTTGTTGGGGATGGGTGTCCGATTTCATATCTAGCAGGTAAGCATAAATGATCCCAATCATTATATTCATCCTTTAAAATGTGTCCAGTTAAATCATTCTCATGTACTCTTTGCATAATGATGACAAAAGCACCAGTCTTAGGATCATTGAGTCGAGTCTGCATAGCTTGATCCCACCAATCCAAAACACTCTCACGAACAGCAGAGCTCTCTGCTTCTCTAACATTGTGCGGATCATCGATCACGATAATATCACCACCTTCACCAGTCAAAGCACCATCAACAGAAGTTGCGATCCTGTAACCTGTCTTGTCATTCTCAAATCTTTGTTTTTGGTTCTGATCAGATGTCAACTCAAATGTCTGGCCAAAGTGTGTTTTGTACCATTGGCTGTCTATCAGCCTTCTACATTTTACCGAGTCTCTTACAGATAATGACAATGCATAAGATGCAAACAAAAATCTTTTTTGCGGCATGATAGTCCAGACCCATGCAGGCAGAGCCACAGCAACAGAGATAGATTTCATATGTCTGGGTGGCACATTAATGATCAACCTTTTGATGTCACCATGTGCGACTGCTTCTAAATGTTCAGAGATTGCGTCTATGTGCCAGTTGTCGTAGAAGTCTCTGGCAGGTTCAATCGTTCCCCATGAGTTCTTGATGAACTCCCTCAACGATCTCCGCATCTTCTCTGCTCTCACTTCCGTCAATGACAGAGTGTTCAAGAACTCGTTCAATTGCATTTAAATCATCATTCGTTAGTTTGCTTATGTCCAATACTTTTCTTTCCTCAATCTGAGCTTTGACTTCAACAGCCTTCAGATCAGGAACACACTTACCCAGAAGAGTTTTTGCAGCCATAACTCTCAGCTCAGGATCTGCTGATATGTTTCCTGCCTTTGTTGCTAAACCTTCTGAATCTTTTGTATAAACAGGGAATATCTCCTTGCCCTGCATAACGTCACTCAAAAAACCAACAGGATCTGCTTGACCCATGATCCAGTTAATAGTTGCATGGTGATTCCATTTGTAACTGGTTTGTCTGGCTTTTTTCTGGTGTTTCATTGGTTCAACAGACTTAAATTTGCCATCCCATGCCTCTGGTTTTACAGGTTGACCCATCTTCACAGGTCTTTTTACGATAGTCTGTTCTGGCACAGGCTTCCTCGGTCGACCTCTTTTCTTAGTCTCTGAAACACTTTCCATGTTATTTTTCCGTTAGTTTCATTTCAAAAAAATTAATTTAGTGTTAACAGTATACTCTATTTTAAAAAAAAAGAAAGCCCACAAAAAAGTGGGCTAGGTTAAAGGGAGGGTAATATGAATATAATCTACGTTACTTTGTTTTCTGGCCAAAGTCAAACATCATCGTAGGTGTAATGCAAGAATTATATTCAGTCCAGAGTTCTTGATCCCAAGTTTCACAACCCAAGACCATGTTAACAAGTATGAATGCCATGAGAAAGCCTATCAAGACTGTCCCAATCGCTGCAAAAAGATTAGCCATCAATTATACTTACCCTCATCCAAATCTTTTTTTATTTTTGTTAAGGTGCTAATCAAACTATCTAAGTTTGATCCATATTGATAGATTGGCATGTCACCATCTTGATCCACCACATCGATGAGTGCAATCTCTTGAACAGCAGTCTCGCTATCATTTTTGTGTTGAGCAATGGATAATTTTGTGCCATTGTAATCAATAACTATATTATTCATAGTGAATGTCATTTAATTTCCTTTCTCAGTTAATAATTTATTATCTCTTTTTTTCACAGAGAAGTCAAGCACTTTATTAAAAAAGTTAAAATAAAACCAGTGTTTGGGTTACGTTCCCGAACAATTTGAGAATGGTAACGTATATTTTATTTTTGATAAACAATCACTTAACTACATTCGTTCCCATCGTTACCAAACTTTTCTAAAATTTAACAAAATATTTTTAACACCAAAATATTATTATTATAGTAAACAATCGCATTCTTTGAAAAAAAGTACGTGCCTTTTTAATTTTTTTAAGGCATAGTATATTTGTGGCACTAAGTGGACATAGTTAAGGACTGTTCTCTGTCGCAGTGCAGGTGATTAGTGGTTGAACCTTGAGAAGCCTGTGCCACACCATTTGAGAAAGGAGCTAAAATGTCCAAAGTATACGTTGTTAATAGACCTGTAATAAATAAGTTTGGTTGGACACCAGACTTAACAGATGCCTCTCGTTATGGTAAGCTTGAAATAATTTTTGAGCCAGAGGACAAACCCCAGTTTATTCCTGGACCATCAATACAAAAAGCTCGTCGTAAGTTAAAAGAGTTTGGCAAAGACGATTATCTCTTGTGGCCAGGAGGTGGTGACCCCATCGCTGCAATGGTCGTGTGCATGATAGCTTCAGAATATTCTCCAGTGGTTCGTGTTCTCAGATGGGAGCGAAACATCGAAGAGGGTGACAGGGATCGTCGTAAAGGTTACTACATGCCAGTTGCCTTAGAACTTAGAAAGGAAGTAGCATGAAAGAAGAAATAGATCTGCTTGAGGATGTGGCACCAGCATCCAACGAACTTGGTGCAGTGACTGATATGGGTCAGAAGATGTATGATCTCGAAAATGAGATCGCAAACATTGAAGAGCTCTTGAAGTCAAAAAAGCAGGATCTCAAAATGTTGGCAGAACAGGACTTGCCTGATCTAATGCAAGAACTGAACATGCGTGACTTTACTCTTATTAATGGTTCAAAGGTTGAAGTGAAAGAAATAATATCTGCTTCAATACCTTCCCAAAGTGCGATCGATCGTGCAAAAGAACCAGAAAAGAAAGAAGAGTTGCGAGTTCTCCAACAGCAATGTTTTGATTGGTTGCGTGCCAATGGTGGTGGCGAGATCATTAAAAACAAAGTTGAGGTTCAGTTTGGTCGTGATGAAGATGAAGCATGCAATAAGTTTGCGGACGAGTTGCGTGAGAAGAAAATTTATCACAAAAGAGCTGTCGGAGTCCATCCAGGAACTCTTAATCTTTACATACAAGAGTTGATGGGTGATGGCAAAGAAGTTCCATTAGAAATGTTCCGTGTTTACACAGGACGCAAAGCCAACATTAAAAGGAGTAAGTAATGGCTAATATTCAAAAAAAAGAAGAAGCAAATAATGTAGTAGCGTTTGATCCTAATCTTTTACTTGAGGATGCAGGGTCAGGTCAGGAGACCATGTCACAAGAAGACATGATGATTCCTAGGATATCTATACTTCAGCAGATGTCCGATCAAGTCAACAAAGCCAATGGTGCATATGTTGATGGTGCTGAGACAGGAATGATCTTGGACAATGTTGCCAACAAAGTATTTGATGGTGCAAAAGGTATTGAAGTTGTTCCGATCTCTTACAGACGTGCCCACATAGAATGGAAGAAAGATCGTGGTGGGTTAGTTGCTGATCATGGGTCTGACAGCTCTTGTTTAGAGGGTTGCACACGTGGTGACAAAGGTGAATACATCACCGACACAGGCAATGAGATTGTTCCGACAGGTGAATATTTTGCTTTTGTTATTGATGAAGATGGTAATCATTCACCAGCTTTACTCTCAATGAGCAAGTCACAACTTAAAAAAGCTCGTCAATGGAACACCATGATGAATCGTTTGATGATTGATGTCAACAAACAAAAAATCAACCCAGCGATGTTTTGGACTTCGTATCAGCTCACAACTGTGCCTGAGTCCAATGATCAGGGATCTTGGTTTGGTTGGTCAATCAAAATGAACCATGATGCAAAGTCTGGTGGTATCATTAAAAATTTAAAAAATGGTCAAGATATTTATCTTGCAGCAAGAAAGTTCAAAGCACAAGTTGCCTCTGGTGAAGTGAAAGTTTCGCCAGAAACACAAGATGACGATGTGATGTAGCCTGTTTTTCGCATTGTCTAGGGAGGCATTTCTCCATTTGCCTCCCGATGATCTGAGAAAGGAAAATGTGTTTTGGAACTAACAAAAAGATTTATGAAATTATTTAGAGGTTATGAGCTTGCCCATGGACAATACAGAGTCCAAAAACAAGAAGCTGATGGTAAGATGTCTGGTCGAGCAGTCACTGTCAGTGAATCCCCAACCCAAAAACATTTTGAAGAACACCTCAATGGAGGTGAATACATACTAGGAATAATTATGTTGCGTGAAAACAACTCATGCAATTTTGGTGTCATAGATGTTGACATCAGAGGAGACAACAAACTCAATGAAACAATCGAGCAACTAGAAAAGAAGATTCAAAAGACACCTCTTGTGCTTTGTCGTAGTAAGTCTGGTGGTGCTCACTTATATCTCTTTTGTGAACCTGCTATCCCTGCGATCGACATGGTGGCAAAATTAAATGAGTTTGCAGCCACATTAGGTTATGGTGGTTCAGAAATATTCCCCAAGCAGATATCAAGAGCCAATGAGCGAGACAGAGGGAACTGGATCAACCTTTGTTATTGGAATGGAGACAAGACTGAAAGGTATGCAATACACAAGGGCAAAAAATTAGATCTCAAAGCTTTTATTAAATTAGCAGAACAAAAGACTACAGACTTTGAAAAGCTTGAAAGTTACAAACCAGAGCTCGTAGATCTATTTAAAGATGGTCCACCATGCTTGCAACATTTGATGACAATGGGTTTTCCAGAGG